GAGAAGTTTATTAAGCATTTCCAACTTAAACTACTCAATTCACTTTCTAACCAGAAACCTCTAAAAATTACCTCTTTATATTCTTACCTCACTAAAAAATGTAAGTACTCTCCTGCTCAAGTGGATAACTTCTTTACATCTATAGATATAGATATTTACAGACCTTTAATAACAGGAAAATTAAAAACCAATGCGTAAACTAATTCAGAACAACCTTATAGGCCGAATCATCTGTCGGTCTGCTTACGAAACTCCCACCAGAGACGGAAACTGGGGGTGGTATTGGTTTTATACCGTCTTTTATGGATTACTAGCGTATATTATATTTGGCGCGGTTCTGTCTACTTTTTTTGGGATCGAGGTTCCTGCCCCTGGCCCTGAGCCTTCCGCTTGGGACTAGCCTCATCTAGACGCTTGTTAACCACTTCCTGCGGGTTAAACAAGGGGCACACATACTTGTACCCACACCAGTTGCAGTACTGGTTCTGCATAGGACACATATCCTCTTTCTTACTCTTCCTAATCTTCCAGACCTCATCAATCTTTTTCCGTAGATAAGCAGCGATCTGAGATCTTGAGTAATTTACCGATACCAGCGTATCAGTAAGAGGATAGTAATGAGCGACAGAAATATTCTCTATGGGTGTTTCATATAACTTATGAACCGCAAAGCAGTACCCTTGGAGTTGATCGTCTTGATACAGATCAAACTTAGTCTTCTGTCGTTTACTAGTCTTGTAATCAATAACTAAGTATCCTCCATCCTTCCCTCTGATAACTCTGTCGATGATACCGTTAACAGATATATCATCCTTGATGGTAACTTCGTATACCTGTTCGGTAGCTCCTGCTTCTGCTAACTTATCGTTGAACTTTAGGAAATTTCTTAGACAGATATCAATCTTGGGGGTATAAGAAGAATCGAACTTATAGTTTTCCTTTAGACTCTTAGCATGTTCCTGTAACTCTTCTAGAGTTTTACATGCTACACCCTCTTCTAAAATCTTATGAATGTAGGATCCGAAGTGGAGTGCGTCCCCATTTGTTTCGTCCTGAGGAACCCGTTGGACATAGCGGTATAAATATTTCAGCTTACACTCTGAAAATGTGTTCGCTTTCGACTGTGATATAGTGGTACAATACATGATAGCCTCCACCGTAATTATAGAGTACTTAGCCTCCAAATTTGAAGGAGTAGGTAAATTCTCAGCTAATGAGCAGGAATTCTTAATCCCCTCTATATTTAGACAAGGGGATACCAGACTAAAACTAAGTATCAATACCCAGACAGGGTTATGGCAGGATTTCCTCTCAGGGGAGGTAGGCAACTTCATCAAGTTGTATGCAATACTAGAGGAAAAAAGCTACCATGTATCAGAGTCTGAACTCCTGATTAAGTCTCTCTTTAAGAATGATGAGACAAGCATTCCCCTGGTTAAAGAGAAGATTAAAGAAGAATCTCCTTTAGGTGAATTAGAGGTTATTAACGCAGCATCGTATGAATCTAAAGACCCCTTGATTAACTCAGCATGGTGCTTCCTATATGAGAGGAACCTGTTAGATCTAGAAGATGATCGGTTCGCGTATTACTTAGAGAGAAGCGGAAAATACAAGAATCGGCTCATCATCCCGTTTTCTAAAAATGAAGTAATGTATTACTTCCAAGCCCGTGCATTGGATAACTCTCAATTTCCTAAGTACCTCAACCCGTCCGTAGACGAAGGGGTGCGCCCCTCTCATGTCCTCTATCCTTTCGATGAAGAGGCTTCCTCTCTAACGGTCTGTGAGGGTCCCTTAGACGCTATCTCTCTACAGCTACAAGGTGTCAACGCGACCTGTACGATGGGCTGTAGCGTCTCTCAGGAGCAGCTAGACATCCTCAAGGACTTTGGTGGGGAGATCATCCTAGGGTACGACAATGACGAGGCTGGAAAGAGGGGTATTCAGAAATTTGATAGGATGCGAAAATGTAAGATGATGCGCGAGGTGTCCATCTGTAATCCCCCCGCAGACTGTAAAGATTGGAACGAAGCGCATATAAAGGGTGTCTGTCTCCAAACCCACATAATCGACTGGAAACTAAAGTACGATTATGAGTATATGATTCTTAATGCTCTTTAAGAAATGGAAGCTCCAGCGCAGTAACCATTAATCTCCGCACAATCTTTATCGGCGGGATCTGTATCCCACCCATCCTTTGCGCCATTCTTCATAAAGTCTTGTAGCTCATCCATTAAAGTGTTTGCCTCTGGGTCAGTTAAGTTACTGTCAGCACCTCCGCTTGCAAGCGTTCTTACCCAAGCAGGGGCTTTTTTAAGATCACCATAATCATACCCAGGGGTTCCTTGCGTCACCCCATTGTAATAAGTTTTTAATTGCTGCATAGAACAATCTTGGCAAGGATCACACACTTTCGCTAAGTTCATTGAGAAATACATGATCCCACTATTAGGACCCATAAAAGTTCCCCGCTCCCAACCACCCGTATCCCAAGTACCTCCAGCGTAACACCAAACCTTCTCATATGCGGTACAGGTCCAAGTTACTAGTTTTCCCATAACCCTAATACTCACATCAATCCCCGCTTGATAAAAACAGCCACATTCGATATCCCCACTATCACCAAGACTGTCATTATCTGAAATAACTCCAGAGAATCGCTGCTTTACAGTAGGATTAAAAGTATCATACCCTGATGGGATGATTATTTTGCCTCTATTTCTGCTTCGTCTCCAAAAGGGTTCACTCATCACATACTCCTTAGATAATTACAATTCCAGGTTGCCAGTCTTTACATGCTTTAACACAATCAGAGTAATTAATATTCTGATTGAAGGTGGAGTTCCAATAAGATGAAGTATCGGTCCCTCCCGCCATATCGCCTCCTGCACCATCCAAGGTGTATTCACCTTGCTGGTACATTCCCGTAGCATCCCAATGTTTTACGCAATGACCCGATGCACCTACAGCCCCAGAGACTCTAGTATAACCCGCAGAAGCAGTATACAGATATCCCGAAGTTCCCCAGCCCCCCGATACTGAATTAGTCAGATAATCTAAATTATGGAGGACTGTTAATCCACTAGCAAATGTTTGTGTAGTATGCTGAGTGTTGACAACCTCCTGCATGTGATAAAGAATATAAGTTCCTACGACATTTCCACAAGAACTAGGGACAAGAGGATCAGGCGCAAAGTCCCACTTTCTTTCCCACCAACCCGTTAAGTTCTGGGTTTTTTCAGTCCACACCGTATATGCCGTAGCACTAGCGTTGCCTGACAGGTTAAGAGTCCCCTGCCCTGGTGTTAAGTTTAAGTTAGCTCCAGCGTCCGCTGGATTAAAAGGGATTTTTGGCATAATATTCTCCTACCTTATATAGTTGAAGAAAAAGCAAACAAGTAAACTATCTCACTATAAAATGGAAAAGAGGACTAAGGATAGTTTCATTAATTAGATTGAATTTCAGTTGAGCCGTATATGTCCCCGTAGCTGCTCCCCCACCAACACCATTCAGTACGCTCTGTAAAACAGTCGTATCAAGCGGAAAGACTACTGTATTATCAGAAGTAACATTAATTAGACCACTTGCAATAGCATTATCAAACCCAGAGACGGTCACTCTAGAGGATAGATTTACATCTTCATTAATTTTTTTAATTTCAATTTTAGGTGAAGTAATTGCTGACTGTCTAAAAATATTTTCAACGCCCTGCGTAATATTCTTATTCTCTACGGTAATCTCATTAGTAAATTTTAGATTTACCTTAGACCCCAAAGGAACATGTCGAGTGGCTAGATGAGTATGAGTTTTTAATAAGAGAGGTTCTGTAATCGTAAAGATTGTATCCCCAAATAGTTCAAAATTATTGATAAGAGTCTGGAAGTTGGAGCCCTCAACCATCTTAACGGTCCAAACATCAACCCAATCAGCCACAGAGGAAGCCGTATTAGCAATTCTAGCACCCTGCCAAGAGCCAGAAAGATTAACCGTCCCGTCTAGAACTACAACATACTGCCCCTCACCCATTCGGTAAATACCACTCGCCTCGGTTCCTGGGACATACTCTTCAGGATCAAAGGAATCAACATCACTCGCAACACCAGAGGGTGCAAACCTCATATATGGACTTGCACTAGAAAGGACTAAGCCATCCCCCCCGATAGTAGTAGCAATATTATTATCGTTTAGATCATCCTTTCTAAAGATCATTACAGAGCTTACTTGGTAAGGATCGACATACACCCCATCATCAACAAAGAAGGTCTGTAATCCTACTCTCTGGAGAACCGTAGGTCGGTTTCCTCTGTCAATTATTGTGTACCCGTTTAATTTCGTCATTTTCTCTATCTATCTCTTCTTTAAATAATCTCAAGAATGAAGCCCTTTCTGTTCTAGTCAGGGACTTTACATCCGTATAAGTGAAACCCACCCTATGTACAAGTATATAGGCTTCTAAAAGAAGTTCATCTAGATCAAGGGTGTGATCTAGCTCAAAGTAAAAAAATCGGTGCCAATAGGCAACTCCGCAATTTCTATACTACCACACCCATCACACTTAAATTGCCCCTTAGTATCAAGCCCATATTTAGTACCAAAGACTTCATTCATTATGATATGTACATCTTTAGAGGGGAGTTTTTGGATAACTTTACCAATAATTGCTTTATTAGTATTTCCATCAATCTCCATTACAAACCTCCAAAGATTATCCATAATTTTAGTGCTGTCTGCTAAGTAGACCTCATCCAAAACTCTAGGGAACCTTACTTTAGCTGTTTTTCCGATTCTTTCCAAGAATACCTCTCTGGGGTCTTCCAGATCTTCTGGGACTTCATTAATTTTGAAGGTATCAATGTTGAAGGTGATCTCATTTTTGAGACTACACTCATTACAAACAACATCTACGGTATAATCGGCCCCAAAGGAGATTTCTCTAACTTTCATTAATAGATAAAGCTTATCAAATTGAAGAAGTTGATTAATATCAATATTTGTAACACATCTATTTAATAAGACATTAATTGAATCTCGGTTAGCTGCTTGAACAATAGCTTTTTCATCACTAAAGTTCATAGGACGCACTTTAACCCCTTCTGAGGGATCTTTTAAAACATAGAATTTTGCTCTAGAGGGCAAATCGACCGATTCCTCCAACTCTGAGGGTAAATTCTCTAGAATAGCATCTACTGTTTGTGCGATATTAGGTGCTTGTTCACCTAATTGTCCAAGTTGCGGTTTTTCAGTCATAAAAATCTCCAATAAAGGGGGCAGTCCTACCTATAATAGGTAAAATGAAAATAAAAGTTGGAATTATAAAATCTAAAATAGAAACAGATAATCCTGACCTATTATCTGCGTTAATAGATTTATATAGCTTTAAGGTCCCTGGTCACGAATACACCGCAAGTTACCGTAATAAACATTGGGACGGTAAGAAGAGATTTATCTCTCAAGCAGGAGTATTCAGAACGGGCTTGTTAGAGAGCATTCTCAAAGATCTAGCTAAGGTTAAAGCCTACCCTCTTATAACCTGGGAAAACCCTCCCATCTTCCCTCCCTCGATTCAAGAGATTGATAACTTTACATACTATGATTACCAATATGAGCTAATACGACAAGGATTAGAGAAAGGGAGAGGTATAATCAAATCTCCGACAGGTTCTGGAAAAACTCTAATCATGGCTGGACTAATCAAAACCTTAATAGGAAGAAAGATGGCAGTCCTTTTTAATGCAAAGCAACTGTTAACACAAACTTATGATTTCCTTACTGAAACTTGTGGGCTGGATAATATTGGTCTTTGTTTTGGTGAGGGCTATATTTACGGTGATGTTATGCTGTGTACTGTCCAGAGCATTGAAAAAATCCTCGAAACCCACTTGGACGAAGCCGAAGTCCTTATGGTAGATGAGTGCCATGAGTTTGCTAACGGTAAAACCACCCTTCCTGCAATACAAGCATTTCCAAAAGCATCATATAGGTTTGGCTTTACCGCAACTCCCCCTAGGGATAAAATACCCCTTAATAATCTAGAAGGAGCCTTCGGGCCAGTTAGGGAAATAGTTAAGACTACGGATCTTATTGAAGAAGGGGCACTCACTAAGCCTATAATACAACTCATAGATAGGACTTACTCTGCTAGTGGGCTAGACGAGGAGATGCCCTATACAGACATATATGATGAATATATTGTCAATAATAAACTACGAAATGATACCATTAGGGAGATTGTAGATGACATCAAAAGAAAAAACAAAAGAAGTCGTATCCTTGTTCTTACCAAGTCACTTGATCACGGAAGAGCCTTGGAAGACCTACTTGGAGGGGATTGCGAATTTCTCCAAGGGTGCGATTCAATCGGAGAAAGGTATAACGCTATATCTAGATTCAGAGGATGTAGAGGATCTAGCGTCCTCATTGGTACTAAAATCCTCCAAACAGGGATTAACATTGAAGAAATCACCCACTTCATAAATGCCAGAGGGATGAAGTCTGAGATCGCTACCATCCAAGCCCTAGGGAGAGCATTGAGGAGACATGATTCTAAAGATGTGGTCTACATCTATGATTTTCTAGATAAGGAGAAATACCTTAGAACTCATTCTACCGCACGAAAACGCCACTACAAAAGAGAGGGGCATGAGGTTAAAATATTATGAAAAATTTAAATGATCTGAAAAAAGAGAAATATGTATTCACTACTAATGAGAGATCAAATATTACTTCCATAATGGAAGATCTTAATTTTATAAAAACTAAAGAGATATCAGAAGAAGGGTATAAGAGAATTTGCGCTATTGATAGAGAATTAAGAACTCTAAAGGACAAATATACCCAAAGATATATTAATCTGCTAAAGCAGCAGCATATGATCTAATCATCTACGGTGGGAATCATAATAGTTGGATTATCTAACTTTAGCTTTAGACCCCAATTTTCCATATCCCTTTTAGTCCATTGATCTTCTAAGGTGCTTTCCAGAGCATCAAGCTTAAAGTTAATATTATTAAGTTGAGAACTAATCCAGACCACACCTCCGCATAAAGCGATAACCAACCCTAGTGGCATTAATGTGTCTTTTGTTAGGGTTGTTTTTTTAGATTCAGTCATTACGAGAGTCTCCTAACCATAATTGTACAACCCCTAGTTGGAGTGATCTCTGTAGCTCCATCGTCATTATAAGTAACCCAAAATTCATCTCCTGCCGATGCAGCCGTGACAGTAGCAATACTATTCTCTTGAGGATCAATAGACGAGTGCATTCTAATATCAAGTTGATTTTTTACTACTTCTACAGCCCCTGTAGCCTTTACTATCCCCAATGTTACTGTAGTAGTCGCTGCTACTCCTAGACTTACGATTGCATGAACTTCGTATACCCCATCAGCACTAACATTAAAAGCCTTATCTGTATCATTCCAAGTTATATACGCTGAATTGGTTCCATGAGTCGCTACTGTAGCCTCATCCCCAATATGCTTTTCATCCGAACTCGCCAACCCCTCAGTCGTTGTTTGCATAAAACAGTAGGGAGCAGGGATAGGACAAGCGGAGACTATTAAAGAGGATAATATATCAACAGTCCCACTAACATTAACGCCACCATCCCAGACCATCTCAGAGGTATAATCTCCGCTCACATGGTTGGTAACACGGATATTGCGGCAAGTAATAGTATTACTTCCTAATTCTAGATCACTATGACCTAAATCTGAGATAGGGACATCTCCAATAGAAACATCATCTCCTACGCCACAAACGATATACCCTAGACCAGCAGGAGCAGCATCAATCTTCTCAGCCATATCTGAGGAGAGAACTGCGTCCTGTGTTTGAGGAATTAAATCTTCATCAGTTGTGATGCTTAAAAAAAGTACTTGGTCTGCCATACGAGAGTCTCCTGAGTATTATAGTACTTTTAATTATCCTCTTCGTCTTCCTGTTGTGATTCCTGGTTTATATCTCCGAGAATATCTTCTAAATCCCTCATGGCTTCCATAAAGTCTTCTTTAGATACCTCTTTTTCAGGAAGATCGTCTGCCTTTTCTTTCTTTTCTGCCTCTTCATCTTCCTTGTCTGCTGGATCTTGCTCCATAGTATCTGGCTTCTCGGGCTCTTCTTCCTCTGCATCAGCCTCATCCTGCTCGTCTAAGGTGCCATCTTCCGTATACTCTACTACGCCCTTATACATGTTGTTAGTTTCCACATCATTAGAGAGATCACCATCCCATTGATTAATAAGTTCCTCTCCTTCGAAAAGATCACTAAACCCAGCAGCCTCAAAAATGAGCTTTAAGCAATCATTCACATCCAGGCTCTGAACACCAGACTTAGATTGGAGAAGGTTAGCAAATTCTCTTAAAACCTGCTTCTGTGTGGAGTTTTTGGGAGAGATCCTGGCGAGGGACTCCAGAACCACTACTTGAGTATTAGTAAGACTCTTAAAGGTTGGAGTATCCTTCAAGTTTTGAATATTTATCCCATACTTCTCATTTAAAACCTTAATTAATTCAACTTTTACAGGTTTCTTGTATTCGAATAAAGTACTTGTATATTGTCTGATATGCTCGTCTGGAATTTCAACACTTTCAGAAATTGAGAGAGCGTTTTTCACAGACTCATACAGGTCCTTCTTAGTTACAAAAGCAAAGTACGGAATTTCGTTTATCGCTGTTGATAGGGCATCCATAACAGCGGTATCATTTTCCTCATAAATAAGCCCCGCTAAGGCTCTAACACTCTTGCTAGAAGCCCAGGAGTTAAGGAACTGCTTCTTAGACTCCAGTAGCTCTTTTTTCACCAATTCCTGCCTACAAATCATTTCGTAGATAGACTTATTATCCAGATCTGAGACTTTATAAGTTCCTTGCTCAGATAAAGTCGTATAATTCATTCTAGGAAGATTAAACGCTTTTGTAACAGTATTGGACAACCTAATTCCATTCACAATTTCAGGAATATTCAGAATATGCTCATAATTCTCTTCTAAGAAGCTGGAGATCTGTTCTGATAATTCAAGGAAATTATGAAACTGGGGAGTGGAGAGGATATCTTGAGAGTCATTGAACTTAGAGTTCTTTTCATGTAATCTGGCTTTGACAGAATCAAACTTTAATCTACTGTTCCAGGTATCTAAAATATCTGAGAAATTGGTTTGTGCTTTACTATATTCGTCTGAATATAAAGACTCAACAAAAACAGAAACCTTATCGTCTACGAAGGAATCAAACTTAGTTTCATCCGTATACAGAGAGAAGTCCTCAACAACAATGAACTCAAGCTCCACCCCATCCTTAAGGTTGTAGTCACCTGAAATAATCTTTTGCCCCTCTGTTAAGTAGGATACTCTAGAATTATGGTCATCAACAGAGAACAAAGTAACATTTTCCCTCAGACTTCTACCTAAGCAGTCCCCTAGTCTAAGAAGATCGGTTATCTTTTTATCTCTATTTTCGAAAATGTGATCAAACATTGTTTTTTTCCTCTGTTTTATTATAAATCCTTTTTAGGACTCTCAGCTTACTAGTATCTAGGTTTTCAGAGAGGAGAAATTTTCTAAGTCTGTTTATTTTTTCTTCATTAGACCTTCCCGTGCCCTCTGCCCCTGGTAGGGGGGGAGCTTCACCACCCCCTGCCCCCTGTTGCATATTGTTATCCATACCCTGCATTTGCTCCTCTGTAGCAGCCGAAGACTCATCTTCGATAGCCTGTAGAGTAGACTCTACCTCAGCGTCCGTCATGTCGTAGTATTCTTTATAAATGTGTGATTTAGGAAATAAATTTAATCCCACCACCGTCTGGACTACTTGTGCTTTTTGAGCATCAATGTCCAGTTTACGCTTTGTAAACATGTCAGACGGATCAGGAAGTTCAATCGTCATGTCCTTAGTCATAGCCTCTGGGAAGCCTAATAATTTCAGGTGCTTTTTAGCCATGCTCTCTAATCCCACTTCAATAGAGTGCTGAACCCTAACAATAACCCTAGCAAACTTAACATCAAGTTGAGATAAGTTAGCTTTCCTTTCGGGAGATTGATCCTTCTCTACGATATAATCTTTAGGGACTTTGAGAACGGCAAGTAATTTGTCTCTAAAGTACTTAACATCATCAACTTCTCCAAGATTTTCTGCTCCTCTAAGTGTTTCAATTTTTGTTCCACCCCCTGCCCTTGTAGGAACAAAGAAATCCTCATCCATAGAAAGGGGGTTATATCTTTCATCAACTCCTCCGACTTGAGCATTGTAATATTTCTCCTTCTTAAACTTTTGCTTTAGCTTCTCAATAAAGATCTCAGCCTTATTAGTAGGTAAGTTGCCGACATCAACATAAAAAATGCGTCTTTCGGGGGCTCTCGCAAGCCTGTAAATAATCATCGCATCTTCCATCATCTTTAACGAACGGAAGATTCTTACTGCCAAGGCTGCGATAGACTTCCCATATGGGTAGAAATACGGGTCTGAGGTAAATAGACGGAAGTGAAGAATCTGATTCTTATCAAGAGTGACATACTTTGAAGCATTCATCCCCTCACCCTGTAGGCCAAATGAATCCCAGTTACCCTTCTCAGGAATCTCCTGTAGGAAGTCAGTCAGATAGCCATACTCATTTTCCACCCTTAGAATATAATGAGGATTAAGCATCTTAAGTCTCTGAATACCCTTATCTGGATTGTTAACATCTGAAACAAGCTCACAAAAAGCATCCCCATACTTTACTGTATTCCTTACAATATCCCAATATGTTCTATCAAGTTTAATTTCTTTAAAAAGAGCCTGTACAGTCTTTTTAACTTCGGGATGATCGGTATGAATTATCCACCTCTCTCCCTTTGTATCTCTCTGAGTTGCATCATCGGAATAGATATCAAACGCTGCGGCAACCTCGGGATACTCGTCCATCTGCTCATACTCTCTGTAGCGTTTTTGTCTATTCTTCTCTAACTCAGGCAGAGTTACAGGACGAGTACTCTGCGTCACACCCCCTGCGGGTCCAGTAGGCTTAATAGTGTCTGACTGAATGACCGTATCCCCAGCAAGAGGAGCAGGTTCAACCTTAGCATCAGAACCATCATTTTCCTGATGTGCAATATAGGGCTGGGCCTTAGTAGCAAAGAACCTAGCAAGGAACTTACCTAATCTCCCCGTAGGGTAGAAGTATGCTCCTGTGGAATTAGGAGAACCCCCCCAATCAGATTGCCCAAATTCATCCAAGCGTTCTGGATTTAGATTTTCATCAAGGTGTTCTAGAGTTTCTAATTCTTCATCAGCCATTTCATTTCTTCCTTAGTTATTCCACCGTATGTTTTAAGAGTAGCCTGTTGTGAAGCCATTATAGCTGCTAAGGGTTTATCTCTCTCTTTATTTAGCCCCATACTCGTCTCTATTGGATTAGATTCAGATAAAGTATGAAGAATATGAATGGTTAAAGCTAAACTCATAACTAAATCATCGTTTTTTCCTACATCTGCCTCTGGTTTTCCGCTATTGTTGATGATAAAAGTTAAAAGCTCATCCACAGTTCTCTTAGAATTAATTTTAATTGCATTAACTCGTATGTACTCCTCCATTCTGGCTAGAATAGTTTCCCTATTTTTATTAGTAACTTGAACTCCAAAGTCTCCGTTCTGCTCCATCCATAAGTTCTCATATTCAAGAACATTAAATAACCAATCAATGAGGTTATTTCCTATAGTATTTCTCTCTATTAATAAATGAGCCAGATTATAGTAATTTCCCTCTGTTGCTAGGATTTCAGCAAACTCATTAATGGGAGTCTTGTTAGAGTAGAACTCAGCAACCTGCTCTCCTGTATACCTGTTTATAATATGAAATGCTGAGTGATCTCTGTCTCGCCCTAAAGCTACATCTACCCCTACAACATATTCATAATACGGCTCAGGCTCCTTCCAGACACGCATGCGGTTGTTATATTTGATATCATATTTTTCATTCTGATTCTCTACTAGAACCTTTAGATTTTCCCCATCTACATATGTGGAACCAGTTCCTAAGAACTCGCATTCGTACTCTTGTAGCCATTGACGGAGGGGCATGTTTCTTTTTGTAGTATCTTCCCAATTATCTACGAATACCCCCTTCTTCTCCATCTGGGAGTATAGCTTATCGAACCCCTCTTGTCTCTTATATTCGGGGTGAGACTCCCAGTTGATATCAATGGCATTAAATGAGTTTTCTTTCGCCAGAGCCTGAACATATTGATTATGATACCAATTACCCACACCATTAACTGTTGATAGAACAAACACTCTACCACCCGTAGAGATAATGGGGTACACAGCAGCCCAAATTGTATCAACAAACTCAATAAAAGCAGCTTCGTCAATAATCAGCATAGATCCCGCTAGAGATCTACCTGACTGCTTACCTGAAGGTCTTGATTTTATGACGGAGGTACTCTTAAGTTTAAAAGTATGCTTATTACTCTCTTCCACCCCTGGCTTTAGGAACTCTGGAAGTTCTTCATACATAATCTTAATTCGTTCCAGAACCTCGGTAGCCTCAACATCTCCCTTAGAAAGAATTACGATGGTTTGGTGCTTCTTGAATAAAGCCATCCATAAGGAATACGCAGACGCGATGGTAGTACACCCTGCTTGCCTAAACTTTCTTAGAATATTGAACCTATTATCCTCTAAACTATTTACAATCTGTCTCTGGAACGGATATAGATTAAAAGGGACAAGACCTCGCATAGGGTGTACAACTTTAATGTAGTTGCAGAGGAAATATATGGGGTCTTCCTTACATTTTTTAAATTCTTCTAATAATTCTTGAGGTTCCATAGTCTATTATATTATATGTCTGATCAGAAAATCTACGCTTTTATTTGCACAAGAAGTAAGGATCTGACTCCTATCACCAAAAAGTACCTATCTTATTTAGTATTGTGCGGGATTGAAGTAAAACTACTTGTCAATCAAAAATCTATATTCTCTGGGTACGAGAAGGCATTTAATAAGGTAAACCCTGATCCTGATGATATCATAATTCTCTCACATGACGATTTAGATATTAAAATGCAGTATACAGCATTCAAGAGTGCCCTCATTAAGGGGGTACGGTCCACTACAGGCTTTGTGGGCGTTGCTGGGACCACTTATCTAGGAGAGGATGTAGTGTGGTGGGATCATGCCAAGTGGCAGCAGGGGCTTCACAGGGGCTCTGTACACCATGTAGAAGATAACAAGCTAGATACCCACACCACCTACTACGGACCAAATGGACCAGTAGTAGCTCTAGATGGTCTATTTCTAGCTACAAGAGCTAAAGTGCTAAAAGAAATCGGTTTAGCCAAACCAGATTACCTAAAAGGTGATTGGGACTTCTATGATATACATTATACCCTTAGTGCCCACACTCTAGGATATCAGAACATAACTGCCCCACTAAAAATAGTACATTACTCTAGAGGGGAACTGGCAGGTAGGGATTCATGGCACGAAAATAAACAATTAGTTTATGAAAAATACAAAGAGGATTTTCCAATAGTATGTTAGATTTATTATTATTTTGCTTGGTAGTCTTTGGTGCTGCCAATATTATTACAATTTCGAAGATTGGAGCAAGGTGGAGAGACTACGCCCAAAAGTTGAACGACAAACTAGGAGAACTATTCAGATGTCCAATGTGCATGGGATTCTGGGTAGGGTTACTCCTAGGGCTTTTCTGGATCTCTCCTACAGGATTCTTCCTATTGGACGGAGTTCTTGGGTCTGCTGCATCTTGGTTACTTTATTGCGTAACCTGGAGACTAGCCCTTAAAGACCACGAAATCTAGTCAGCACCCGTTCTTACAATGGGCGCACGGTCTTAGCATATATTTTTTAGTAATCATAGTGGGTTAAATTTTACTGCATTAACGAACGCAGATCCTGCGTCTAAAGCTTCATCTTCTGTGTTTCCTAATCGGATATAAAAGTGAGGTTCTAAGTCTTCTTTGGCTCGTAATGCTGCTGGAAGTCCAGCTATACCCCCAGTACTAAAGATCATCCCATCTAGCTGTGAGCCATCTCTAAGGTATAGTTTAATGGCTATTCTGCTTGATCCTGCATTTTGAGCAGCAGCAAAGATTCCACCCTGATTATAACTTCCATTAGGCTTAGAAATTATTGTAAATGCAACATTCCCATTAGCATTTACAACGGATCTACCCCAGGCACTCCCTATTCTAGCGGAATGTTGACGGACAGCCTTATTTTTAGCCATCTCAGCCCCTGGTGCTGATCCACCTATAGGACCAGGATTGTAGAACCTCATTTTACCTTATTTGGCTTTCCTCTTCTTCCTTCTGGGAGTACCCTTTCAGGACGAACCCGCTTAGGTCCTTCTTTTTTCATTTCAGCCCAACGAGACTGAACATCACTTCGGCCCATACGCTGTGCGATACCGTGGGTTCTCTTTTCACACTTCTCGCTGTCCATGTGGAGAGAAATGTTTGAGATAGTAAGAAGACCTAAAGCGGCCCACATAATAATTTCTTTTGTTTTCATAATCAACTTCCTCGCCCGTAGGCAATATCTTTTACTGGGTTTTGGATATTTACATTTCCATAAGATACAATACAATCAACAGCAGCACTTCCTGTGTTAATTAAACTCACACAATTTGTCCTATCACCAATTCCTAATACTAACTGGCAGACTCCATTAAGGTTAGGGCAAGCAACTCCTAACATACCGCTGGTTGTCGGGCTTGTTGGTTGAGCAGCATTAGTGGCACTCGCCCCAGCAGGACCAGCACCAGCAGCATCTCCGCTAACAGACTGTACTAAGATAAAACCATCATTAGATGTTCCACTTGCGCTCTCTACAGAGACAAAATTACAGCTAACAAGAGCAGCAGTTGAATCTTTTAGTTCGACCTTAACCTCTGTTGCCGCTGCTACTGTAATAACTTTAGTAAATGGTCTATAAACTGTTCTAGTCATGGTTTTCTCCTAAACTTTTCCTTGCCATCCAGTCCCGCCTTTGCGTTTTTTCTTTCTGGCTGCTTTCTTGAATCTCTTTCCAAGATTGTATTGTGGACTCCCCACAGGGCAGTCTGGGTTGGGCATGGGAGTACATCTACCTGGATGCTTTACGGCTCCCTGTATCCAATCTTTCTTTTCGCTGAGTCCTTCTAAACCTTTATATTTCTTTAACAGACGAGCAGCTTCTACTGTATCTCCGCTTCTTCTTGCGTCCATCCATTCTCTAGCTACACTTTGTAAGTTTACCTTTCCAACAGATCTTATTAACATTTTTTTAGCTCGTCTCTGTCTTTGATGTATCTTACTTCTTACATCTAGTTCCCCTGCTTCTTGAAGAATATAGCTTTTAAGTGTCTCTGTGTAACGCACTATCTTCTCCTACCCCGTCTTCTGCGGGAAGCTCGTTCCCTATCTCCTGGCATCTCTCTTTCTCTTTCCGCTAATGCTGCGCTATCTTGAGCAGATAAGGGGGGAAGATCAAGACCTGTACCTTTAAATTTTTTCCGTCTCTTAAGTAAAGCAGACTGAACCATATGCTGGAGTTGAGGATTGGTCTTAGCCCCACCAAGTTTCTTATTAAGTCTCTTTACTGCATCGGATACTCCAGCGTGAACTACGGGATCTTTAGGCTTTTTAGCTTTACTCATTCGCGTCCTGCCATACCTACGCGCAATAGGTCCAGCGTAGGGATCATAATCCTTTGCTTTCGTATCTCTATAAGCCTCATGCTCTAAAAGAATAGTAATTATGCGGTCTTGAAAGTTCATGTGATACCTCTGTATTATATAGAGTAGTGAAGCCCGTTAGGGCTTCCGATTTTTTATTTTGGACTCTTTTCTAAAGAAATTACAGATAATTTTTTTAGTTTTCCGAAGCTTTTCCCAATAGCGAGGTCCTTTGTTGCGAAAACCCTTGTTCTTCTTATTCAAGACTTCTTTTTTTCGCTTCTCTCTAAACCTTTTCTTAGCTTTTGCTTAATTTGCCATTCAATAGCCTCAGTCTCAGTCCCAGGGGTGTAAACTTTACTACGGAGTTTTCTTCTAAGCCTTTGTAGACCCCCTCCAGACATAATCGACCCAGATTTCTGCTTCTTTCTATCTCTAACTCTAATCCTTCTGAAAGCAGGGCTGATATCGGGGTCATCTTCGGGACGCTGGGGCCAACCTAAATCCTTAGCTGCTCGTCTATCCAGCATAGAGGGAATATTCTCTAACAATATAGTATAAAGATACTGGTCGAAATTCATTTCTTGTTTCCACGACCATATTTTTTTCTATCACTAGTGCTTGACCATCCTGGACCTCGCCCTAAGAACTGCTTCGCATCACGCCTATCCTCCTCAGAAGATTTTGGATCATTTAAAACCCCCTGGTAATGCTCCGTAGCCTTATCTTGTTCTGCGCTAATAAGGTCTTCTCCAGGACGCTCAGTTTCAGAATATCCAGCAGCCCTCTTACCCCTCTTTCCAGTCTTATGACTACCTTTAAAGTGGGGAACAGTACCCTCAACAAGGAACTCAACTAAAAATTGTTCAAAGCTGTTCACTAACCTGCTCCGTACTTATCTCAAAGTTAACAAGGTACTTTACACCTTTACCAACTCCGTATCCAAATCCAACGAATAGTCCAAGCAATACGATTAGTTCGGCCAAACTCATTTTATACACAGAGAACGGTGTTCTGTACTTATCCTTAAATAAAAACGCCCATACTGGATTCATGATAACATACTCTCCTGTTTCTTAGTAGGAGGAGTGGGAGCTTTCTCTTCTGAATTCCCATCTCCATTCTCTACAATATTCTTTAAAATCATACTGAGATTACTAACGACAAGCGTGATTAAACCTGCAACAACTGCGATACTGGATTCGGGAATAAATTTTATACTAAAAATGAAGGCCATGACTAAGAAAGTGAGATAGAACCCAGCGAACTTGGCTAAGTGCTTTGCAGCAACCTCTTTAGCACTTTCCTTAATCATTAGTTCGCGGAACTTCGCATCCGACATCGCGTTCATCTTCTCAACTTCCACTCTGCCTTCCGCTTCTCTAAGCTTTAGTGCAGAGTTTACATCAATGTATCCCTTTTTATCAATCATTTCACCCATAATAAATCCTCACTTTATCTAGGGAACTTGCTTCCCACTTTTGGTAAAAACAGCGTTTACTGCCTTTTTCATAAGCCCTTTGTTGTGCGCCCTTCTTGCTCTTCTTCGATATCCTTTATAGGTTGTAGGGACTACATCAAGAGTTCTACCTTCACGCTCTGTTCCTACACCTGTTTTTTGGACTCGCCTCCATTCTTTCCTATGTGCGCGTGTAGCCCCACTCATTACATTCTCTTTAGATGTGGAGATATAATCCACCAAGTCCATCTCTAACAGGATTTGAGTGAGTTTAGCGTAGAAGTCCATTAGTTCACACTTCGCCCAGGAGGCATTCCTTCGTCCCAATCGAGTTCCCTACTCCTAGCTTTCACATCTCTTACAGCTTGTCTAGTGCCTTTTCCTTTGGGACCCCACTTACCCTTCTTAGCTCGTTTGTTGAGTTCCTTCTCACTATCTTTGTATTCATCATCGTATTGTTTTCTTCCTATTTGGGCACCAGCATCCCCAAACTGCTGCTTTTGTTTACCTGTATAACCACGCTTATCAGCCTCTTCCTCACCATGCATTCTTCCACCCATGTAGGAGCCTATTTTAGCCATTTGAAGCTCTGCTCTTGCGAGTTTCCCTGTAGTATCATCATCAGGTAGACCCTTCGCTAACCCATGTTTAACTACTGCCTTGCTAGAGACTTCAGTAGCTTTATCAACCTGATCTTTTCTCCTAATAAAAGCCTTACCAATAGCCTCCTTCCCTCTAGCAGTATCTCCTATTTCATTCAATACAAGAGCTTTCGCAAGGACACTTTGGAAATGTTCCTCCATATTCTTAGGAGGTTTTTTTCCTCTGGTTCCTGCTACTTCGGCTGCATCAGGATCCGCTAGATCACTAGCAGAAACTTCCCCCTGTTTTCTAACTCTAGTTCTAATTTCTGTAGCTTTCTTTTTCAAATCAGACCGTCTAGTTCTCTTTGAACCATGACCAGACTCAGTATCTCTTGATCTTCTTGCTTTATCCTTTGAAACATCAGCCGCTTGTCCAGCTACCTGCTTTTGAGTTTGGGAAGCTTCACCTTCTCCTTGGGCTCTTTGTTGGTATGCCTCTGAATCCTCCCCACCTCGTTGAGGGGGGTCGGTTCGGCCTCCTCCTGTTGTCGCAACTCTACCTCTAGGCACATGCCTAAAATCTTGGTTTTGAGCAGCTTTAGTAAATGAGGGGATATCATCCTCACCCGACTTTCTTCTCATCTTTTTGAGGTTTTTTCCAGCAAGCTTAAGATCCTCTTCCGAACCTTTTTGACCCAAAGGTGTTTTTGGCTTCTTCAAAGCCTGTACCTCAGTTCTATGTCTCTTAAGCTCCCCAGCAAATACATTTCTCTTGTGCTGACTCTGCATCGAACGGGTGTTTTCAGGATCGTCAGGATCGTGGGTCTTATCGAGAGGACCTTTCCTCATTTCCATTAATTTTCTAGCTAAGGCTTTATCAAAGTTATTCATAATATTCTCGTCTTCTCTATGATCGTGTTTATTCTTATCCTTCTTAAGCTCCATTTGGGTCTGCGTAACTAAGTTTTTTTGATATGCCCCTAAAGGATACCCTCTAGGATCTCTTCTAGTCTTAACACCCTTCGCAGCCGCAGAGAATTTACCTACTTGTTGTTTTCTCTCGTTTTCCAGTTCCCTGTATTTTCTAGATAGTGCTAAATTTGGTGTATACTTTTCCTGTCTAGCTTGCCCAGCCCTAGTGTAGGGAGTTCCTTCAGTTTTAATTTGTTTAAGGAATATGTCATCTTCACCATGCTTAATAGCATTCTGAGTATGACCCTGACTCATCCGTTTAGCACCCCTCTGATATTTTTTAGCCTTATCCGCAGCCCTCTGATAG